TAATTGTGTATCTATTTTGTTCTTCTTTCCATTCTTTTAACCATTTATGTCCATCACGTTCTGCATCAACAAAGATTGCATTAGTAAATGCTAATGGTAGTAAAATAGAAATATGTATAATAATACTAGTAACAGTATTATAATTAAAAAATCCTAAGTAGTTTGCCGCCAAGAATCCAAAGAACACACTCCATACAGTAAACAGCACTAGCATAAAGTATGTTTGTAAACTTGGGTCTTTAATTACTCTTAATGGATTAAATCTCACATCCATTACACGTCTCCAGCCATTTACAAGTCCCATTACAGTTCTTCTAAATAAACTAGGTTTCTTAATACTTGGTTCTATCATTTAATTCTCCTATTCTATGTGATTTCTCACAAACTCTTTTATTACATGTAAGCCTACTGATGCCCATGTAATTATAATTAAACTCCATATTAAAATCTCAATCATTATCCATTAAAATTTATCTAACTCTGTAATTATTTCTTCAGGTATATCAGCACCATTCTTTACAAGAAACTTAAACAACAACACAACTAACTCCTGAATATCTTCCTCATATTGAAAGTCTCCATCATAAGATGCACTTGTTTTAATTCCATCATCGTCCGTCGCTGTTATATCTATTTTCATTCTACTGGCTTATCGCCTCCATCAGTATATTTAGACCAAGGTATAAAATGTTCTTGATCTAAAACATTATGTAAATGCATTGACCATGTACCTTCATTAGTTTGGTCAAACCCTTTATCATTTACTTTAAATGCTGTATTGAAATTATATTTAGACGAATTAGGTAATATATTGACAATAACAGGTATAAAATTGCTAAAATCATGTAATCCCATCTTAAATATATCTTCTGCATACTTAACATCAAATTCTAATGTTAGTTTAACACCGTTTTCACAAATATGCAAGAGCAATTCTTCCCATAGTTTCCATTGATCAAATCTTGCAGGATCAAAATAGCATATATGAATGTGTGTACATTTTTCATTTAATGCTCTACTAAGAATCTCTTGGACTGGTTGGTACCCTGCTACAAACAAGGTATCTTCACCTTGTGCAACGGTATTGTCAACTTCTTGTCCTACAAAAAATTTAACATCGTTAAAATTTGGTTTATCCTTCACCGTCAAATTCTCCTGTCATTATTTCGTGTGTCATATCTTCGTCTCTGTCACCTTCAATATATTCTTCTTGTTCAAAGAAACTACCAAAGTTATTACTTTTACCAGCGACCCAACCGTTCTGTGTAATTTCATCTAGGAACAGTTTGTTATCCTCTAACATTTTATAAGGATTTGGATTTGCAGGGTCTAATAACTCCTCAACGAATTGATCAAACATAAGTATAATACCTGGTACATGAGGACTTCTTTCATTAATATTAGAAGTTTTCTTTTCACCAGTTCTATAGTCTTTCCAATTAATTTTAGTTCTATGTTTTTCAACATCAGCAAGTCTGTTTGCTTCTATAAAGGCTTCTATGTGATTGTGTACACTATGACCCATATATAAACTGTAACTTAGAGTGTCCCAACTAGTTCTAGATTCTTTACCTGCTTTGTTAAGATCTCCATGTCCTTGTACACAAATATCTCCTACTTTTAATCTATCCATAATAGGACCTTTAAATGGCATTGGCATAGTTGAACCTTTAAGATCTTTATTGTCTATAGCCTTATCCATAAAGTAACCAAAACGTTTTTTATCAAAGAAGTTATAGGTATATGTTTGTCCATATGCAGTATTAACAAAAGGAGACGCCGCATCATAACTAATTTGTATGTTAGGGCTATCATGTTTTCTTAATTGCCTTTGTATGCTAGTTAAGTAACAACCCCAATGTAATTTACCTGTACCTAAACAATGTATCCAACCTTTATCTTTTAGTAAGCCACGTTCTCTAAGTTGAAGTAACCTTTTAAGTAATTGTTCCATTTGTCCAATGTTAATACCTGCCATTGCATAGCCTTCAAGTGTTCTTGCTTCATCACCATAGTGTTCTTTTACAAATTCAGGGTCACTAAATGGAGTAACTAAATCAAACCATTCTTGTGCCGAGGCATCATCTGCCCCACTAAGAACATTTAGAAACTTAGTTGCACCTGGTACTCTGTTCTTTACAAAGTAATCTAGGTTATACATACTCATATCAATTGTTTGTTTGACATCTGTAAGGCCTGTCTTTTTATTATAAGGAGGTATGGCCGCAAATGCTGGAAAGTCTAATGTCATACTCCAGTCTGCTGTATACTCCATCCAACGTAACATCTTCTCACATAGAGCTTCTCTGGCCTTGCTATCAGGCTTAATTGCATCTTCCCAGTCCAGTTTAATAACACCCTTAGCAACCTGGAAGCCACCAGAATCACCTAGTATAACTGTTTTACTTCTATCACGTTTTTGTATCATACGTTCGTGTATATCAGTTTTATCTAAGTCTAACTGGGCATGACCGGCTGAATACAAACCATATGGATAATAGTAGTAACCAAGTTCTTCATCTAAAAAGTTAAGTCCCTGTAACCCTCGTTCAAAACCTTCTGGACATCTCATAGTGTCTACTTCATCTTCATATTTTGCTAATTGCCTAGTATAAAAGGCACTGATAGCCGGTAAGTATAATGCGTAGTCTTCAGTCTTTTTATTAAAATCCATATTTTAACTCTTTGCAGGTAATAGATATGTATATTTTGCCATTCCACTATCTACAATAATTTGTAATAACCCCTCATCATTAATACTTAATACACATTTACCTGTATCACTTAATCTTATAATTCTTAAAACAATGTCTAGTGGCCACTTCCAATCACCTTTAAGAGAACCATCTATGTCATTACTAATTAAAATTTTAGTTCTATCACTTACACCGTCACCTATATGGAACCATAAATCAGTACCATTAGTTTTAGGACTAAAGTTTGCTTCAAATTGTCCTAATACACTATTAAAGTAATTTAAATCCTTTAAGTTTTTATCACTAGGAACAATATTAACATCAAACTCTGCACCTTTAAACTTAATTGCTTTAAGTTGTTGATTGATTACTTCTGCTGACATGAATCTGTAGTTTGCAGTAGTACCATCAGAACTACCAAACTCAACTTCAACTGGAACATTTTCACCGTTACGTTCTTGTGTTACAACTTTAATAGACCCTGTGTCATCATCAAACCCAGGATATTGTAAGTTACCTTGTAAAACAGACATCCTACTTAAACCAACTGTTGAATCAACAAAGTCAGGATAAGGACTGTGTGTCTCACCTTTTAAAATTACAGTCTTATCTGCATCAACAGTTTCTATTTCTGTAGACTCAACACTTCCTGTAAGTTTTACTGAATCAAATATTCCTAAACTATGTGTGTGTTTAAGAACATCTTTTAATATATCTTTTATTGCCATTTTTTAATCTCCGCGAATACATTCATTATACATTATTATTTAGATAAGTCAATTGTTTTTTTCCACTTTTTTAAGATCAAAATTCAAAAAATGTTGATAATGTTTTACTCTGTGTGGTCCTATCTAAGTCAAATCCCATAGGATTCAACACGTTCTTCACTTTTTTATCTACAACTGTTTCTTCCATTGCGTCATCATCAAACGGCAAGTCTTTAAACCACTGGGGTAGATTAAGTTCATCAGTAGGATATGCAATACTTGTATATCCCATTGGATTTGTTTTTAATTTACATACAATAACTTTTGCACCATCTGTAATAGGTAAACTATATGCATCACTATTGGCTTCTCTTAACGTATTCCAATTAATACTTGCTCTTACATGTCCAGGAATCATTGTACTTTTACCTTCTTGCTCTAGCAAATCAAGTTTATGTAATCTCATATTACTAGATACTCTAGATTGTTGTACCATTTTACTTGTATACATTGTGACGTTGTTGGCACGTTTGGGTGTTCCTTTTTCCCAAGCAGGCAAGTTTTTAAAATATTCTTTAAATGCTATAATTTTATCTAACACTTCACTTTCACTTGCACCATTTAAACAATCAACCAAAACATCCTCTAAAAAGTCCTGTATAAACTCAGGTGTATCAGAACGTTTAATTTCTAAACCCATTGCTTTTAGTTTGCCGCCTTCTGGTTGATATCCTTCAATATCTAAACACAAGATTGCATATCTTTTCTTAGTAAGGAAGAGTCCTGCTTTACCTACAACCTCTCTACCAGCAATCATAACAGCACCTTTATCAAGAGGAATATTAAATGTGTCTTTTAACATTTGAGGGAAAGTGTCACTAACAGTATCAGATATATGATCATACAATTTAATTGCACTATCCATATTAAGTACTTCTCCTTCAGGAAGAGCAGGGACGGCTGTAAAGTATACAGAGTCAGTATCACCATATACAATACAGTCGCCTTCATAATCATATATGCCTGTTAGCATACGATTTGTTTCCGCCGCCATATGTTGTGTAATACTTCTACCAGTTAATGTTGTACTTTGTCCTATACGTTTATCATAAAATCTACAACCAGGATTAAGTAAAGCACCATATAAACTGTTCAACTGAATCTTTTTAACCAACTGTCTCTTATCCCAAAATGCTTGTTCTTCTGGATTAGTTGCGGCTTTCTTTTTTGCCTGCATTTCTTGTCTTTCTTTATACCAACGTTCTAATAGACCGGGAACAATACCTTGAAAGTCTGTTTTAAAAATAGTACCATTTGCACTTATACACCAAGGTTGTCCGCTATTATAAATTAAGTTATAAACATCTGCACCTGTAACTTCATGTGTTGACCCATCTTCCATATCCAAAAACATCTTGTGATCTACATCTTTATTTTTAACAAACTCAAATTCATTAGTAGCAAATTTACCATGCCAAGCATCTGCAAAACTTTTCTTTTCTAGTTTTTGTGCATTTGTAATCTCTTCTATTGTATAATCATCTCTAAGTTGCCCAACAATAGTTTCTCCTCCCATATTTAAAGCACGGATAACACTAGGGTATAGGGAGTTTAGGTCCATACTACCTATCCATTCATGAAAGCCTTTCTTAGGAGTTGCCACAAAGGCACCAGCCGCAGTATCTTTTTCCGCCGCCTTGTTTCTATCAGGCACTACCATATTACGTCTATGTGCCTCATTAATAATAGCAGACTCTGTAGTTGCTACTGCACCCATAGTAGTTGGAATTAATACAGTATTTTCGTGTGCGATAATATTTGCTAAGTCAATAAACTGTAACTTCTTGTCCATTTTGTCTAGCAACATAACATCCTGAATGTTATATTCTAAAAACTTTAGGAAGTCATGATTGTATAATCTATCTAAACTTCCCTCATAGGCAACCTTTTTCTCACCTACTTCCATCTCACCAATATAGTCTAATCTATAACTATGCCTTTCCTCATAATTGTATTTCCTGTATAATTCTAAATAGTCTAGATGTATTCTACCAACTAAGTCATAACTGCTAGTAATCTTACCAAACTTTTCATACTGTCTTTCTTTAGGAAGTTTTTTAAGCAAACACATACGTCTTGTTTCTGCTTTACCTAATGTTTTAATAATCCTATTAATAGTGTAAGGAATATCATATCCTTCTGAGTTCCAGCCACTTAATACATCTGCATCTTCTATAACATCTAAAAATGCATCAAGCATTTCTTTTTCAGTTTTAAATAACATTACTTCAGGTAATGGCTTTGCTATTGCTAATGCCTGTTCCCAAGTTAATGTTTTAGGAGGTACTGCTAAACATATCATAGCATCCATCCATTGTAAATATACACCTATTGCAGTTATTGGCGTAAAAGGATCATCTGGACTACTAAATCCTCTTGCAGGATCGAAGTCTACTTCAATATCGAAAAATGCGGTTTGCAGTTTAGGTGCGTCAATATTTAAGTAATGCTTTGCGAGAGTCTTGTTGATAGGACGAATGTCACTTTCAAACATTCCATTATGTTTATTAATGCCTACATTCTTTTTAAAGTCTTTAATGTTTTGACATTTTACTTCTGTAACTGGATGTCCAAATATGCTTTTATGTTTACCTTGTGGGTCACCGTAATAAAAATTATGCTCTGGTTTTAGTTCTTTAATTACACGTTGACCATCCACACGTTCTACTACTGTGACAATGTCTTTGCCCTGCTCGTAAAATGCGTCTACATAACTCATAGATATACTGTCCTCATTATGCTATTATACAGCATAACATGTAGTTTGTCAATGTATTAAAGTGTTTTTCCGACTGACTCTAAAATTGTTTCTAGTTCGTCAAACTTGTCGAATTCATCTGTAAATGAAGCCTTGTGAGCAACCTTAACTGCTTTCATTAATACTGCTGGTTTAAGGTCCATTTCTTCTGCGATTGCTTTTACAGTTTCTCTTAATCCTGTGTTAAGAGCGTCTACTTCATGAAGTACTTGATCGCCTTCATTGATAAGTTTTTTTAATCTTGCTATTTCTTCTTGGTTAAATGTTTTATTAAATGCCATATTTTTATACCCTGTATATGTCTGTAACTGTATTTATTAATGAAAAATATATTATAACAGAAATATAGGCTACGTCAATCTTTTATGAATGTGTTTACTTTTATATTTAATTGTGGCTTAGGAACAAAGCCATTAGGTATATCTACATTAACAACATAAACACCTTTAGTGCCTATAAATTGTTCCATAGATACTTCATTTAATATTCTGGAATCGGTTATCTGGTTGCCTGATTCGTCATAGGCTATGAACTGGTCGCCAGTAAAATGGACTTCTATCATCATATTTCTATACTTGCTTAAAAGTAAAGTGTTCTTTCCAGGGTGTTAAGTCTAAATCACTACCATGTGTTT